AGCCGGACCGCCCGCCTCGGGGGTGTAGGTGACGGTCGCCGCGAAGGTCGTGCCGCGCTTAAAAGTGACTGAGGTCGAGCAGGTCATGGCGTCTTATTGATGCGGGAAGTGGAAGGGGGGAGGCTAACCTTGGAGGGGGTCAAATTACGACGCGATGATGTCCGTCGTGTATCCGCTGCCAGTTGTTAGAAGTTTGGTGTAACCAGTCCAAGCCGCAAACCAGTCGTCGGTCGCAGACTTAAAGCCGGGCAGGGTGTCAGACGGGTAAGTTGGCAAAGTCTCTACCCAGATAATCTCACCTCCACCGACATAGCCGGGCAGGGTTAGCGTTCCAATTAAGAGCTGCGTAACCTTCCAAGTTTCATCTTCCCAGACAATAGAGGCAATCTTGACGCGTTCGGCAGCGTAGTTGCCCAGGGCATAGTTGAGCATAGTAACAATTAAGTTACCAGACCCGGCCCCATCAATCGTGACCGCTTGTGTCTGTTGATAACAGTCCCAGTTATAGTGACCTTCCGTGTCTGACGGGAAGGCTGTAGACTTGACGTGGGCATCGTCTCCGTCAGCCATAACGGCAAGCAAGGGGAAAGTGCCGTCGGCGCCTGTTGATGCACATTGATTTCTTACAATATAAACGCCCCAGTTATTGGAACCGCTGGCGGGTTCTTCGCCCTCGGCAGGGATATATTTCTGAATGGTCACATAGCCATCACTTGCCCAAAGAGAGTTCGGGATGTCGGCGCCTTCGGTGCGGGTGCCTGTTGGAAAGATGGCAAAGCCCTGGACAGTAAACTCGACAAGAGCCTGAGCCGAAGTATACATCGGAGAGGTGGCAGTTGCTTGCATAGCCATGATACGGCCTTGAGCGACCTTGACGTTGTCGCCGTACACCTCGACTTGAAACTGCTCAGGGGGTAAGGTTGCGACCTCGGGGAAGAGGATCTCAAGCGACGCCCCGTCCTCAGAGTTGACGAAGTTGTATCCCGTGCCCGGCTGAATGTAGCCCATGTTAGGCGGTAAAGAGAGGGTAGACGGCTTGAGGCCAGCCTTCCTTATTGATGCGGATTTGGTAGGAGCATTTATAGACGTGCCCGTACTGCTCGAAGTTAACGCCTGAGAGGAGCAGCATAGCGCCGTTCGGACCTTCCCAGTCTTCGCCCATAAAGTTAGGGACTAAGAGAGGGCCACCGGCCCACCCGTTCAGTAATGAGCTGTGACCGACGTTAGCGATAAACTTCTCAACCACGGCGTCGTCGCTCGTGTAGATGATGCCAGACAGCCCAGTCGTCGGGGCGAGGTAATTGGACTTACCGAAATAACCCATATAGGTTGGGTCTTTAAAGCCAGTAAAGACATAGCCCGTGCCGCCGAGGGGCGGCTTCTTAAAGTGTGCGCCGTTAAGACCAGCGTACTCGCCAACGACGATAGTAGACGCTTCATAGATAGGGACCGTAGCCGTGCCCGTGCCGTGGCCCGCAATCTGGTACAAGTCTTCAGCGCCACCAAAGGGGACCGTGCCGTCAAAGAAACTTGGGTGCGAGGTAATGCCCTCCGAAGCAAGGGACGCGGCCCCGCTGATGTTGGCAATCGTGTTGGTGGCTTCAGTCCATAAGCCCGGGTCTTCTGCTTCCTCATCGGCCTCCGAGCAGATGCCAACGTAGTCCACCTTGTAGCCGACAAACTCAAGAGACCTGTATTCGCGGGCAATCTTCCAAGCCTTCATAAAGGCAAACTCTGGATGAGCTGAGCCCTTGAGGATTGGGGTGCCTCCGTCGTTACCCGTGTAGTTGACCGTTGAAGTCAGAAGGCCGTAGCCGTCATTAGAGACGACGTTCCCTGGTTGTTGCAGGGAGGTGGTAAGGGCGTTGCCTGTTTTAACGATTGCCATAAATTAGCGGGTCATGCCCGGTGAGTAGAGAGGGAACTTACGTCCAAGGGGCTTGGTCGGGTCGCGAGCGATACCTGCGTTGACGAGTTCGCCAAGTTTAGAGTCGATGCTGTCCAGTTTAGTGTTGGCTTCCATAGCCAGGGCAATCTGTGGGGACGCGCCGACGCCGATCACGCCAGAGCCGAGCATGGAGCCTGTATCTGCTGCAGCCTTTTTGTCTTCAAAGATTGGCTTAAACTTTTTGCCTTCGTCAGAATTTAGAAAGGCATCTAAGGCAATCTTCTGAAACTGAGGGATAGATGCCATTACTCCAGGCTCAAGCACATCTTCGTATCCCGTTTGTTTACGACGTTCTTGACGTAGTAGTTCCTGACCGGCTGTCGTTTTGTTTATGAAGTCTAAAGTAATTTTGCGGCGGCCTGCCTCAACTGACGCGGCTTCCTTTTCAAGTGCTTCCTTTGTTTTAAAGAACTGAGCCATCTTGGCCTCTTCCATACTAGCAAACTTGGTGTCGCCCTTTGCGATGATATTTATGCCATCAACGGCGAGCTGCTTAGCCTCTTGGATAAGAGAAGAGATAGTCGAGATTACTTGCTGAACGATAATCATCGGAGCGATAAACCCCAAAGCGACATCCTTGAAAGCCGTGCTGAACTTCTTTTGAATACCGTCAATCTGACTTGAGAAACCTCCGACGGCGGCCTTGGCCTTGTCCATAGCCTGAGGAACGTCCGAGGTCGTCTTAATGTTTACTTCGAGGGATTGAGCCATGTTAGTCGGTCTTCTCCTTTGCCAAAGTGGAAGCAGCCGCCGCCCGTTCGGACTCCATAAAGGCCTCTTCCTCGGGGGTCATTATCTTTAGCTCGGCTCCCTTACGCATAGCGAAGACCGTATTAAGCCAAATGGCTTGGCACTCCGGCATCTCCCAAGCCCGCTGCTCTGGGATGCCCGACGCGATCAGGTTGGCGACGATAGCCAAAGGCCAAGGGACGCCGTTGTCTCCTCCGCTCTTTTTGCCTTCCTGCTCCCAGAACTTAGGCCAGTCGTGGATTAGGGCATAGCCCGAGAAGGCTTTAAGCAATGCCTCGAACTTAGCAGGGTTACGGTTAAGAGTTATAACTCGTAATTTGTCACGCCAACCAATACCGCCAAGCGGCTCTTCGGCGCATACCTGACAAGCAAAAATAAGGTCGGCGGGAGTGATGCCGCGGTCGCCCGTGATCAGCGGGGAGTTAAAGGCCATCAGTCGCACCCGGTACTTGAGGCACCAAGGATACATAGAGCGACCCAGTATCCGCAAGGGAGCCGGGTCGATGTAGGCGTTCAGGAAGCGAGGGTCCACGCCGTGACTATGCCCCTACTTGGGGCTGGGTCAATTAAGGGGTTACGTCAACGCTTTCGTAGCAGACAGCGGTAACCGAGACCGACACAAAGTCCTTGTTAGAACCCTTCTCAGAGATAGCCGTTACCGTGCCTTCATAACTAACCGTAGCCGTGCCAGGGGATGAGTAGGCAGAAGCGGTGTTAATCGTGAAGATTAAATCAGCGCCGAGGATGGGCATCGTCGAGGTCTTGCAAATGCCGTCGACGGTAATCTCCGTTTTGCGGTCGTCGTAGCGAGCCGTCTTAGTTAGGCCAGTCTCGTCAACCACGGTGCCGGACAGGTTAAAGGTCGAGTTAACCGTGTAGGATTGCACAAAAAGGTTGGTGACCGTCCCCGCGACACCAAAGAGGCAAGTAGTTCCAGTAGATACGGCAGCCATGATTACTTTTGCAAGGGTTGGAAACCTTACGGGGCGAGACAGGTGATGACCGAGAAGGCAAAGGAGGTCGCCCAGCTGCGTTCGTCAATACCTTCGTCCTCGGAAACGATGCCAACGTCGTAGCAAGTCGCGTCCCCGCCAGAGACAAAGGCGGCCTTAATGCTGGCAAGGTCACGCATATTACCGACCAGGGCGGCACACCGGGTGCGGTGATCGGCTAGGGTCGTGTCGTCGGCGTTGGAGAATAGGGTGATGCGGACCGAGCAGTCGTAGTTACCCTCGCCGTCAGGGAGGCTTGCAGGGGGTCGGGCAGAGTCGCAAAGGACGACGGCCTTGGGCAGGGTCTGGGTCGCGGCGTTGTCTCCCGTGAGGAAGGACACCGTGGTAAGCCCAGTCTGGGTCGAGAGGTAGGTCGCGAGCGTAGACTCGACGATGTGACGGATGGAGGCGGGCATGGGTTATTTGCGGTTAAACTTGGCGGTGTCCTTGTCGATGAGGTTGCGGATTTTGGCGGGCATTTGCTTGATGCGGTTGCCGTAGACTAGGCCGAGGACGCCCGCTTGGTCGGCGATGCCAAAGATGTTGCCAGAGAGGTTGCGGATAGTGACGTCGGCTAACTTGTCAGAGAATTGGGTGACGCTCTGCCCGGCAACGGAACTGTGCTTGGTAATCCAGCCGGCGCCGCGGAGGGCAGCACCCGCGTTCTTCTCCACGCCGTTGATGACCGGGCGGGGGAGGGACATCAGGGCTTTGTACCAGCCCGACTTGATGGCACCGACGCTGTCCTGGCGTTGGGCGATAAAGGTTTCAAAGTCGGCCTTACGCTCGACGACCCGCTTGTCAAAGGAGCGGATGCCGCTCACATTGCGACCGTTCTTCCAGAGTCGCCCGTTGTTGCGCTGATAGACAGGCCGAAAGACTCCGTCGATGGCAGCCGTCCCTTCAAGGGGAGCCCCGTCCGAGCTGAGAGACTGAGAGGCCACGCGGTTACCGATACGGTTAAAGTAGTTCTTAGCCCGATTGAAACCCTCGGTCGTCCCAAACCCCTTGTACTGAGGGGAGAGCATACGAGCCACGAAGGAGTTGGCGGCGATGATAGACGACTGGGTCGAGGCCACCTTCCAAAACAGTCCCTGGTTGTTATTGAGGGCTAAGGAGCCTAGGCGTTTAATGACGCGGGTCGCCTGTGTGCCGGCACCGCCACCTGTTAGCGGGACGACCACCTTGCCCACGTCTCGGTCAACGGCTTTCTCCCCGGCCTTCTTGGCAGAGTTAGACAGACCACCCCCACCGCCCTTAGTCAGGGGAGGGGTAAAGTTGGCGGCGTCCTGACAGGCTAAGGCGGCTTGCTCGAGCGTCGCGTCTCGGATGGTCTGCTTACTCGCCGCGGCAAACTTCTGGATAGCGTCCACGAAGGCGGCTTGACTGGCGGGCGTTAGCGTGACCTTGACCACGGCGCTTACTGGTTGTCGTCGATGACGAGGAGCGTGATCCAAGCCGACGCGGGCTTGTGAGTCTGGGTCGTGATGCGGACGTTAAGGCCGCCGGCGACGATTTTCTTCCCTTGGGCTAGGGAGGCGATGGGGACGCCAGCCGAGAGCAGGGCCGCCGATGACCCATTAGACCCGTCTGGGAGGCTCCAGGCGGCTGTTACAGCGGGTACCCTTACCGTGTACTGGGTCTTCTCTACATACCCCCCCGCTTCTAGGACAGTCTGGACGGCAGGGTCGGAGATAAGGCATTGAAACGTGATGGCCCCAGAGTTGGCAGAACCAGCCACGCCGAAGTCGGCAATCATCTCCTTAGCGTCGTCCAAGAACTCGGTCCCGTATAGGCTCATACTGTTGCGACAGTTGGCAATAGGGTAAAACAAAAGACCCCCAAGGGGTTAGCCAAGGGGGTCTCGTTTATGCGGCTAGAGCCGCGTCGCTTACGCGGTCGTCAGACGACGGAGGCTCGTGGCGCGACCGACAGCCGTGCCGAAGAGCAAGGTCGCGGTGACGTTGAGGAAACCAGACTGCTCCTGGATGATCATGACCTGGACCGAGAGACCCGTTGCAGGGTCGGTGGCCTGAGACACATCAGCACCAGGGATTTCATTGAAGGGCAGAGCGGTCGCAACAGCGATAGCGTCGGCACCGCAGATGAAGCCAGCGAGGGACTCAGCGTTGGCCGAGAGGTTGCTGAACTGGTAGACCTGAGCGCCAGCGATGGTGCCGAGGGAGCCAGAGGAGATGACGTTCGCACCGAGCTGGAAGGCGGCGATGATGGTCGCGTCAGAGCGGAGGTCGCTCAGGTAGGTGTTACCGAGGACGAGGGCGCGCTTGTCAGGGGCCTTGGCGTCATCGAGGGTCTTCTGAGCAGCGACGACTTCAGCGTAGG